TGATGACTAGCTATGACACGCATAAACCGGCGATGGGGTTCTTCAAGTATTTGTTTATGCTAGTCATTTGGGCGTTGGTGGGCCTAGCACTTTGTTGGCTTTTCCGACGCTACATAGGCCTCTCCGCGACTAAGACCGTGGTCGCCGCCATCGGCTACGGCATGTCTCTTATAACTACCCTCCCTGGAAGGCTGTTGGAGTACCGACCCTGGAATGCTGTAGGAAATCTGCTACATTTGCCTTGGTACATGGCAGCTGTGGTGGAAGAAACATTACCTGCAATTCATCCAGCGTTGGCATCAGTGAATGTTGTAGCGGAACTTTATCAAAAGAACTATTTGGGAGCGTTATGGCATGCTGGTGGAGTGTTCAACACTAACCCATTCATTTGGGCTATTCGATTGTGGCTACATTTATGGTGGAACCACAAAACAACCACTAGGCTTTCGCCGCGCTTCCAGTCTTGGAAACGAGCTTATCATGATGAGGCTACCATTTTGGAACATTTTGTGGACCATACTCGTTTGTGTACACAATTTCCAATTTCAGATGCCTTTGTCCCAAGATTGCGTACTGCGAGAGTTTTCGAACCTAAGACCCGGTGCACGTTGTTAACTATGACCGGTAGTTTGGAAGAATTTCGCAGTGACGTAGCAGCTCGTGGAGGAGACACTTGCGTCTGGTGGCCTGTGAACGTTCCGCTATATGCAGCAGCAAATAATGGAAACCAATATGCTGCGGCCATCACTGAGAGGATCATGAGTGCGCATGTTGATTATGCACGCCAAGCCCGTTTGTGGACCGTTACACGTCCGCATGTTGGCGCTGCAGTTATTCCATTGCGGCACCCGTTGATCCCTCCACGTGATCCAGCCTTAGAACAAGGATGGCTGGATAACTTCCAGGGAGTGAAGCGCGCCCAGATGGCAAGGGTTCTTGCAGAGTATCACGTCATGAGGCCCACTTTGGATTGTGCACGCTTGCGAACAACTAAGCTTATGATCAAGTTAGATGAACACTTGATCCGTCCAACACAAGAATTTAAAGCGCGCACGATAGCTAGTATAGAACCCTTGGTCCAAGCGTGGGCAGGGCCCAGTATTCGAGAAGCCACTAGAGTTCTACACACAGAATGGGATGGAGTGAATCACATTGTTGCTCCGTTGTTGACTGATATTCACAATCAAGATGGTCATCATTATCACTACAACGCCAACATAGATGTGTACCTCATCTTTGCTACCGCTTGGACTGATGCAGCATTGGGAGCACGCGTGGCACAGATAGAAGCTATGCCAATGCCAGCGGTACATGTGTTTGTTTGTGGCGATGATTCAGTAGTGGCAGTGGCTATGTTCCAAAGAGTGCATTGGTTGGCAGGGGATTTTTCAAGTTTTGACCAAGCACAAGGAGCTGCTGTTCTGGAACAAGAGTACGTGATACTTGACCGTTTGGGGGTAGATGATGAGGTAATCAAGCTACTACGCCATTTGTCAACTCTTCCGTACACTGCTGTCACACCCAAGAACGACGTGATTCGCATTGACCGGCGCAATCGTGCCATGCGAGACACCGGAGGACCAGACTCCACGATTGGCAATAGTATTGTCAATGCTCTGATTTGGTTTTGGTCTCTGGAAGCGCTCATGGGCTGGGCGTTTGCAAATCATGTCGCTCATACCACCGGTTATCCTCGAGAGGCGTTGTCCCACAACACTGTAGGCCTTACTCGGTTCATTGAGCTCCTTGGTTTTAAGATCAAGTTGAAAACACCACATCATGTTAGTGAACTTGAGTTCTTAAAAGGAGCTTTTTATCTTACCACCGCTGGCACTACTGTCTGGGCGCCATTGCCATCCCGGTTTTTGAAACTGGGTAAATGCCAGCGTGACCCACGTCAATTGTATCATATCCGGGACTTGGAGCAAGCGGTCCTGGTACACGCACGAAGTCTTGCTGCTTCATATCATGCTTATTCACAGGTTCCTCTTCTACGTGCTTTTGTAGAGCGGTTTTATCACCCGGGAACTCCCACCGCCAACCTGCAAATGGAACGCATGATAGTGCCGACAGGTGCACCACTTGCTGATCCATTACCTCAGATGGCCACTAGATACGAG